CGTATCAATATTTATTAAAAAGGGAATTACTATGAAAACACAAGGATTCGTAAAGTTATTACGTAAGGTAATTAGGGAAGAAGTTCGTAACGTTATTGTTAAAGAACTAAAACCTATACTAAATGAAGTGAATATCAACAAACATGATATTAATCTTCACGAGGTATTAGATACTCCTAAGAAACCTAAACAACCGGTTATGAAAAAACAGTATACAAAGAATGCTGCGTTAAACGACATTCTAAATGAAACAGCATCAACTCCGCCAGAAGAATGGAATTCAATGAATTTTAGATCTGATATGGCTGAGGCGTTTGGTATGCAAAGTTCTAATACTCCATTAGCAACAAAAGGAATTAATGGGGAAAGAATTGATATGAATAATGAAGCAGTTGCAACTACAGTAAATGCAATGACAAAAGATTATTCGGCATTGATGAAAGCAATAGATAAGAAAAAAGGAATATAATAAATGGCTCGACCAATATATCAATATAAGCCAGTAGAAGAAGAAGATGTAGCATTAGGAATACTATTGCCGTTTAATAAAGATGCGAAAGGAAAGTCAGCATCGTCAAATTATGCATCAGGGAGTTCTGGAGGTAAGGGTGTATTCGAGTCGTCTTATACAACAAATGAAGCTGTTGTATCTAATCTTAAGAATTTAATATTAACTTCAAAAGGCGAACGTTATATGCAACCTAATTTTGGAACTAATATTAGATCTATATTATTCGAAAATAATACAGATGATGTAAGAAGTTTACTACAAGAAACTATGCAAGAAGATATCCAGTACTGGTTACCATACGTTAAACTACTTAATCTAGATGTGACTCCGTCTGCTGATAGACACCATTTAGTAGTTAAATTAAATTGTAGGATTGATACTATAGGTGCTAATTTAGTTATTAACATCTTAGCAAACGAAAATAATTTACAGATTGATTCTGTACAAGAAGAAACTTCGTTAGAACAAGTAGGAACTTTCGGATCAAATACGGCATTTAACACTGGCCTGGGAGGGTCTTATTAAAGAATTAAAGAGATAGGTTAAAGATATGGCAGACTTAATTAAGAAAGATGTAAAATACTTAAATAAAGATTTTGCGCAGTTTAGACAAAATTTAATAAACTTTGCAAAAAATTATTTTCCTAATACATATCAAGATTTTAATGAATCATCGCCCGGTATGATGTTTATGGAAATGTCTTCATATGTTGGAGATGTATTATCATATTACACAGATAATTCATTTAAAGAATCATTATTATCAACTGCAGAAGAATCATCAAACGTATTAGCATTGTCTCAGCTATTTGGATATAAACCAAGACTAAATGCCCCCGCTACATGTATGTTAGATATATTTCAGTTAGTGCCGGCAAAAGGCACTGGAGAAAATGCATCGCCTGATATGGAATATGCGTTAACTATAGCTTCCGGTATGGAAGTATCGACAGATGATGGAATTATATTTCATACAGAAGAAGCATTAGATTTTTCACAAGATCCAGAGATAACAGTTTATGAGATAGATGTATCTGGAAATGTAGCTCGTTATTTATTAAAGAAACAAGTAAAAGTTATTTCCGGAACTATTAAGTCTATAGATTTTAGTTTTACAGATCCTAAGCCATATGATAAAATCATATTGCCAGACTCTAATGTGATAGATATCATTAGTTGTACAGATAGTGCTGGAAATACCTGGTATGAAACAGATTACTTAGCACAAGATACTATATTTGAAGATATTGCAAATATTCCATTTAATGATCCGGACTTAGCTCAATATAGATCTACAGTGCCTTATATATTAAAATTAAAAAGAACAGCTAGAAGATTTACATCTAGACTACGTGATGATAGTCGAGTTGAATTATTATTTGGTTCTGGGGTATCTTCTGATGCAGATGAAGAAATAATACCTAATCCTAAAAATGTAGGCCATGGATTAGAATATCTAAGACGTACAACTACAGACAATGTCGATCCTACAAACTTTTTATATACTAGTACATATGGAATTGCTCCATCAAACACAACGCTAACTATTCGATATTCATATGGAGGCGGTATAGAAGAAAATGTTGGAATAAATTCAATTTCAAGTATTTCTAGTATAACTTATTTGAACGAAACTGGTTTGGTAGATTTGACTACTTCGAAAGATTCTGTCGCTGTTATAAATAATGAACCTGCAATAGGTGCACGAGCAAGGCAAGATTTAGATTCGATTCGACAAAATGCAATGGCAGCGTTTGCAGCACAAAATAGAGCAATTACGAGAGAAGATTATATAGCTCGAGTATATTCAATGCCATCTAGATTTGGAACAATTGCAAAGGCATATGTAATAGGCGATAGTCAAATTAATACCGAAGATAAAACTTATCCAGCCGAAACTATTTCTAATCCATATGCGTTAAATTTATATGTATTAGCGCAAAATGCAGATAATAATTTTACAGATACTAATCAAGCTATCTTAGAAAATTTAAGGACATATCTTTCACAATATAGAATGTTGACAGATGCGTTAAATATTAAATCTGCATTTATTATTAACTTAGGAATTAATTTTGAAGTAATTCCAGTTCCAAATGTTAATTCGAATGAAGTAGTGTTAAGATGTATCGATCGACTAAAGACGTTACTATCAAATGATAGAATGCAAATTAACGGACCACTTAATATATCATCTATCATATCAGACTTAGATAGTTTAGAAGGCGTTCAGAGTGTACCAACATTTGAATTTTATAATCTACATAATGCTTCGCGTGGTTATTCCGGAAATGAATATGATGTTAAGAGTGCTATTAAAAATAATATTTTATATCCATCATTAGATCCTAGTATATTTGAAATAAAATATCCTAATGCAGATATAAAAGGAAAAGTAGTTAAGCCATAGGGATAAATTATGAAAAGAATATATTACGCAGAAAGAGATACAACATTATATGAAAAGACCCCAGAACAGAATTCTGGCCTCGATGAGATATTAGAACTAATAAAAATATCTTCTGCTTCATTGGCTAATGCCGATACATATAACAGTAGAATACTTATTGATTTTGGAACTGAAATAACTTCTATAGCACAATCAATAACCGATGGAAATATTCCGACAATCGATAATGGACATATCACATCAGCATCTATATTTTTAAATTTACATGCGTCGGATGCATCTGACCTATTACAGTCATATACAATTAAAGCTTATCCTGTATCTGAATCTTGGGATAATGGTAGTGGATATATGAGTGATTTGCCTGCTACAAAAGTAGGCTCATCTTGGTATAATAGATCTGGCGATGCTGTTGCACAAACAGGCATTCCATGGAATACTGCTAGTGCACATAGTGGCAATACTTCAGCAGGGCCGACAAATAGTCTAGGTGGTGGTACATGGATAACTGGGTCTGAGTATGAAGCTAGTCAATCATTTCAAAATGAATCTCCTGATATTAATATTAATGTAACTGACATAGTGAAGAAGTGGGTGGATAGTAATATCGATAACAATGGTTTCATTATTAAAAGACCTTATTCAGATGAAATAGATGGTAGTATAAGAGGTTCGATAAAATTCTTTGGTAGAGAGTCACATACAATATTTGTTCCAAGACTAGAGGTATGTTGGGATGACAGTTCTACAACAACAACAGGTATTACTAGTAATACTTATGTGCCATATTTCAAAAATATAAAACCAGAGTATAGAACATCAGAAATTGCAAGATTCTTTGTAGGAGTTCGTCCCGAATTTCCTTCTAAATCATATGCAACATCTTCATTCTATATAACAGAAGATAAATTACCAGTTTCAAGTTCTTATGAAATTATTGATTCTGTAACAAATGATATTATCATAAAAGATGAAAAGGTATTTGGCAATTCAACAACAAAGATATCTAATACAAGTGATGGAAGTTTCTTTGATTTAAGAATGGATTCTTTTATGCCAGAAAGATATTACAAAATAAAATTAACATGTAGAAGAACAAATGATACACAAACATTTGATGATTTCTATTTTAAGGTAGTGAACTAATATGGCTAGTGAAAAAAACAGGTCTGATATAAAAGTAACAAATAATCGATTTACAGTAGCTTCATCGAAAGAAGAATCTGTAACACCTGATTTGAATGACATGTTATTAAATATTATGAAGGATGAATATCCAGATGATGTTTTGTATTCAAACGATCAACTTAGACCAGCTAGTCCCGATCGACAAGCACGTGAGAGTTTTGTAGAAGGTAAAGATAAAGTATCGCCATTGAAATATCGTAGCGCCAAGAGAAATGGAAAAAATGTATTGGATATATCAACTGAAACAGATACGTTTGCAAAATATGATTTATTAAAATCTTATCCTACTGCAGATGAGGATATTATAGATGACTTAATCGATGAAGAGTGGGAATATTTTGAAGACGATGAAGAAGAACTTATAGCAGAAGCTATTATACCTGAACCTCTTAAGATATCTGGATTATTTCTAGTTAACAATGATATTGATTTGAGAGATGTCCATGATGCATATATTGATGCTGGTCCACATACCTTAGATGAAGATGCAGCAGAAGCAAATCCTTTTTGTGTATTTTATATTGATAACGGAGTTGCATATGCAATACCGACATATAAAACATTAGAGGTAATGTTAGTTGAACGTGGATTATCTTATTCAGCAATTACAGAAGCAACTGCAGAAGAAATTAAAGAATATGATTTATTATTAGATGGGAATGTAACTGATAATGAGATAGATTATGAAGATTTAGATGAAGATGATGATGGAGATATATCTGCATTAGAAGAATTTAGAGCTAGATCAATGTCAACGCGCGATAGTGATTGGACACCACAAATAAGATTTAGATCTGGTTACAGACCTAAAGCTCCTTTCTTAAGAGATCCAGGAGATTATATCAAACCAGAAAATATGCGTTCTATAGACGGCCGTTCACCGGTAGATGAAGATGGAAATGCATTGCCGCCTGATTCATATGTTAAAGAAGATCCTAATGATAGATATTTTGATCAAGTATTTCAAAAACAAACATACCGTGAAAGATTGAGAGAAATTCACGAAGGTAGAATGATTATTGCAGATTGGCCTACCCCGGAGTATGTTAGTAGAGAAGTAAGTATGGGTACATCAATAGCATCAGATGATGCTGTTCTCAATTTAAGAATGATGATCAATGGACACTGGAAACGTGTAACTGATGGACGTACTATGAAGTTGTATGCATATGTTAATGAAGTTGATTTATCTAATTTTGAGCCTGGCCAAGGCAGATATGGTACTAATGGATATATTCAGTTATTGATTGATGGAGGAGGAGTTACCGTAGTTCAGCCTAGTAGAGGTACGCCTTTTACAAATGATGTACAAAACCCAGATTCAAAATCTGATATGGTTAGAAAGGCCGAACCATTATGGAATGCATTTCCTCATATTTTAGAAGCAGATGATGATGGAAGAGCTGGATTAGATTTTCCGGAGTATCAAGAATATTTAGACAACTTTTCAAATGGAGGTGACCCATTTGGTATTGAATATTTACAGCCATATGAGCCACCCGGTTCAATAAAATATTATCCAGAACAACAATATGCAGATCTAGTACAACAAGCTATCGATCAAGAACAAATAGATGTTGTTAAAGAACAAATATATGAATTATGGCCTGGAGTTGCTTCTTTAATAGCAAATACCAGAACTCAATTTGATGCATTGCCGCCAGATTATGGAAGTTATGTAGTTAAAATGTTAGGAGAAAAAAGTCCATTATATAAAGTCATGATATCTAAAGACGGTAAATGGAAATATATCAAAAAGAAAACATGGCCTGGCAAGGATAAAATTAAAACAAAAACATCCAATAACAGATTATTTAAAGTTTGTAATAGAAAGTTAGGTATCAAAATGTCG